AACACAGCCATTTGCTGGTGCATCTGGTGTAACACATCCCTTAATTGCAGAATCAGTAACCCAGTTCCAGGCACAATGCTACAAGGAACTTTTACCTGCAGGCGGTCCAGTAAAAACACAGATCATAGGAATGAAAGACCAGGCACGGGAGGAACAGGCAACTCGTGTCAAGGACTTTATGAATTATCAGATTACAGAAGTTATGGAGGAGTTTGATACTGACACAGATCAAATGCTTTTCTATTTGCCGTTATCTGGTTCTACATTTAAGAAAGTTTATTATGATCCGTTGAAACAACGTGCAGTAGCTATGTTTGTACCAGCTGAAGATATGGTAATTCCATATTCAGCCTCGGACATTTCAACATCAAGCCGTGTAACACATGTGCTGCGAATGGATGAGAATCAAGTTAGAAAACTGCAAGTTGCTGGTGAGTATAGAGATATTGAATTATCTGAGTCTTATGATGATTCAGATGGTTCTATTAAAGAAAAGATAAGAGAACTCGATGGATCAGATAAATCTCATGCTGATGATATTTATACAATTCTTGAGATGCATGTTGATCTTGATATTGAAGGATTTGAAGACACTGATCAGATGGGCGAACCAACTGGTATAAAACTGCCGTACATTGTAACACTTGATAAGGGCAGTGGTGAAATTTTATCCATAAGAAGAAACTACGCTGTCAACGATCCTTTAAAAAGGAAGATACAGTATTTTGTGCACTATAAGTTTCTTCCAGGACTAGGGTTCTATGGATTTGGTCTGATACATATGATTGGCGGCCTGGGGAGGGCAGCTACAAGTATTTTGAGACAGTTAATTGATTCTGGAACCCTAGCAAATCTACCTGCTGGTTTTAAGGCGAGGGGATTGAGAATAAGAAATGATGATGAACCTCTCAACCCAGGCGAGTTTAGGGACATTGACGCACCTGGCGGTGATATCAGAAGTTCAATTATTCCTCTTCCATTTAAAGAGCCATCTGGAACACTAGCACAACTCTTGGGGTCATTAATTGATGCTGGTCGGAGATTTGTTTCTATTGCTGACCAGCAGGTAGGACAAAACATGGGCAAAGAAATGCCTGTTGGTACAACAGTAGCATTACTAGAACGTGGCATGAAAGTTATGTCTGCCATTCACAAACGGCTACACTATGCTCAAAAACAAGAGTTTAGATTACTATCTAGAATATTAGCAGAAAACCTTCCACCAGAATATCCATATGATGTTAGTGGTGGAGACAGACAGATTAAGCAATCAGATTTTGATGGACGTATTGATGTTATTCCAGTATCTGATCCAAACATATTTTCTATGGCACAAAGGGTGACATTGGCACAGACACAGTTGCAATTAGCACAGTCAAATCCACAAGTACACAATTTGTACCAGGCATATAGAAGAATGTATCTTGCTTTGGAGGTGCAGAATATAGATGAGGTTCTCCCTCCTCCACCACAACCTCAACCATTAGATCCTGCGATTGAAAACGCAAGAGCACTGATGGGTGAGTTATTGCAGGCATTTCCAGAGCAAGACCATGACTCGCATGTTAGTATGCATGTTTCGTTTATGAAACTACCCGTTGTCCAAACTTCGCCACAAGTTTATGGTGTATTTATATCACATGTTATGGAACATATTTCATTAAAGGCAAGGGCAATGGCACAACAGGAAATACAACAAATGCAAATGCAGGGTATGCCTATCGATCAAGCATCAATGGATATAAAAATATCACAGATTGAGTTAGAGTTAACAAATGCAATGATACCAAACTTGATGCCTCCACCACCAGGTCCAGATCCTCTTGTTCAGATCAGACAACAAGAACTTGCAATTAAACAACAGCAAGAGCAGAATAAAACACAGACAGATGCAGCAAGACTTGATATTGAAAGACAAAGGCTACAACAACAAGCTGTTACTGACTCTGCAAGGTTAGAACTACAAGAAGATATTGCCGAAGAAAGGAATGAGGTAAACAGAGAGCGTATTGCCGCTCAATCTGCTAAAAGACAATGATAGACCCGATTACACTAGGTGCGGCAGTTAGCACCGCTACGACTTGTTATAAAACTTTCGTATCTATGGTGCAGTCGGGCAAAGAACTTGAAGACTGTACAGCTACCTTGGGTAAATGGATGGGTGCTGTTTCTGATATTGACAATATTCACAAGAACTCAAATAACCCTTCAACATTTGATAAATTATTTAACGGCTCTGTCCAGGAAGTTGCAATGGAAAGTTTTGCAGCTAAAAAGAAAATTCAAAAGCAACGTGAAGACCTTAAAAATTGGTTAGTTGGTCACTATGGATTACAGGCTTACGAAGAGTTACTCCGTGAAGAAGGTAGAATTAGACGGCAAAGGCAGGAAGCTGTGTATGCTCGTGAAGAACAAAAACGTATGATACGAGACTATACTATTATGGGCATTGCTGTTTTAGTTGGCACAAGTGCTGTTGCTTGGATGGTCTGGTTGATTACCATGGAAGTTGGTTGATGGTTATGCTGTATAATTTTTTATATTATTTTTTGATATTTTTTTGCATAGTATCGTTTTTAATTGTTGTTGCAATAGCTAGAGAAAAAGGAATAACCACTTGTCGATTAGCAAAACAACTATTAGAAGATAAGACAAGAGTTTGTGTTTACGTTGGAGCGAATTACACGCAGTGGAATGAATATGTACCTATCGGTGCTGGAGAATGTCCAAGAGAAATGCAATGTAAATACCGACCCAATGAAAAACCCTTTACGTTGAAGAACGTAGTAAAAAGTATAAAGGACAGTTTCAAATGAGCAAAAAGCTAGAAAAAGGTAGTCAATACGAACAGTTTGATTTAGATGGTGATGGCATTGTGAGTGATGATGAACTTGCAAGATCTGAGCATATGATACGTCTTGAGAACTCTGATAAAATGCAAGATCAACAGCGTATGCTTTGTTGGGTATCTTCTATCTCATCAATTATATTAATAGTACTGGTTATGTCACCAGCTATACCAGATGCAAGAGTTGAGATGGTCACGGCTTTACTTTCAACATATGTTGTGGCAAATTTAGGTATCGTTGCAACTTTTATGGGAACGACTGCATTTACAAGGTCGAAAGAAAATGGTAAATGACATGGCTATTAGTTGTATTTTTATCAGGGACGGTTCAAGAAAGTGTCTACTTCAGTGATTTGGATTCGTGCCTTAGAATTGCATCAAAGATTAGATCACAAAACTATGACCCATCACTCGCTGGGGATAGTCGAATTTGGGTCAAGGCTTATTGCGTACCTAAAACAGTACCTAAAAATAAAGAACAATGAAGCACCTAAATATTTGCAAGGTAAAAATAAATGATAGAGCAAACAGTTAGTGATGTAGAAAATTTTACTAAAACGATCAATGTTACCGAAGGTGGCGGTAGTGATGTTGAAGCTGGTATACAATTCATCTATCATATGCGTGAACATTTAGTTGATATTGGGATCGCTACAGTATATGGTTTAGTTGTATATGCACTATTTTTATGGATAACTAAAAGTATAAAGGGGTAGTTATGGCAAAAGACGCTTGTTATTATAAAGTTAAATCTCGTTATAAGGTTTTTCCATCAGCTTATGCTTCTGGAGCTATTGCAAAATGCAGAAAAGTTGGTGCTGCAAACTATGGAAATTCAAGTAAAAAGAAGAAAACAAAAAAAGCAGCAGAAGGTGGTATCATCACGTTGAAAAATGGTGGTTTTATAGCCAATGGATGTGGTGTTGTAAGAGAAAATAGGCGTAAAAAGACAAGGATTTTTTAGTGGCTGTACGAAAAACTAAAAAAGGATTGGCGTTAAAGCGTTGGTTTAAGGAGGATTGGAAAGATGTCCGCACGGGGAAGGCCTGTGGGAGAAAGAAAGGTGAGAAACGGGGTACTCCATATTGTCGTCCCTCGAAAAGGATTTCGTCTAAGACCCCAAAAACCTCAAAAGAACTTACAAAAACAGAAAAAAGAACAAGAATTGCCCAGAAAAAGAGATTAGGACAACCAGCAGGTAAGCCTAGGAGAGTAAAATCAGTTAGAAGGAAGAAACGTGGCACGAAAACGGGATAAACAACCACCAAAAACTAAAAAGTACTTTCGTTCTACCAAATCTGGTGCTGGAATGACAAAAGCAGGCGTTGCAAAGTACAGAAGAGATAATCCTGGCAGTAAATTAAAGACTGCTGTCACTGGTAAAGTAAAAAAAGGTAGTAAAGCAGCAAAAAGGCGTAAATCATTTTGTGCAAGAAGTGCAGGACAGATGAAAAAGTTTCCAAAAGCAGCAAAAGATCCGAATAGTAGACTGAGACAAGCAAGGAGAAGATGGAAATGTTAATATATGAGGAGGGTTCGCAGGGGTGCCTGCCTTCCTCACCAGTTATGAGAGATATTTGCTCAATTTAAATCTTTTTAAATTAATTTATGAGTTATGTTATAGTTAATCTGCAAGTATCTCTCGCCAAATAAGGAGTAAAATATGCTAAATGCAATTATAGGCCCTATAAGTTCTCTCGCTGGAACGTGGTTACAAGGCCGTGTTGATAAAGCAAAAGCCGAAACAGAAGTTAAAGTAGCCAAAGCCAAAGCGGAAGCGAAGGTTTACGAGACTGAGGCCACATCTAGTTTTCTTAATGAGCAGGCTCTTACAAATCAGATGGGTGAGAGTTGGAAGGACGAATTTTGGAGTTTAATTTTTGGAGCAATCCTTGTAGCTTCATTTTTGCCTTGGACACAACCATTTGTTAAAGAAGGGTTTATATTTTTAGAGGAATCAACTCCAAATTGGTTTGCGAATATGTTATATATTATAATAGGCAGCTCATTTGGGTATCGCTTTGGTAAGCAAGGTTTACAAATGATAAATAAAAAGGGTAAATAATGGCTGAAAGAAAAATAAAAAAAGTAATTAAGGGTTTAAAAAAGGCATCTAAGTTACATGCAAAACAAGCTAAAACTTTAAAAAGCGTTTTAAGAAAAAGGAGAAAGAAATGAGCGAATTAAAAGGTAATCAAAGTAAAATTGATATGGATAAAGATGGCAAATTAACTAAAAAAGATTTTCAAATGTTAGGCGATAAATCAAATAAAAAAGTAGAAGATAAACCTATAATGAAAAAAGCTAATGGTGGTTCTATACAAGTTTCTGGCAATAACTTTTCTGGAGTTTATTAAAAAATACAAGATGGATGTTGCAGACTTCGCAAAACATGTATATAAGATGTTAGAAAGACGTGAGCAAGATATTGCTACGATTTTAACATCTGGTGGTATTCAAGATATTGAGAACTACCGACTTCTTGTAGGTGAGATACAAGGCTTAACCTACGCAAAGGAGGAAATGAAGTCCTTGTTGGAGAAGAATTACGAAGATGCCCAAGACATTATTAGTACCTGATCATATACTTCAGAAGAAAAATAAAGAAAAAGCTTATGTTAAAAAAGAAGAGAGGGTATTAGATCCTACTCTTTTAGATAAATCATTTAAAGAAAGACTACCTCAACCAACTGGTTGGAGGATTCTTGTTGCACCTTATCAAGGTAAAGAAGTTACTGATAAGGGTGTTATTATACCAGATCAAATACGACAGAGAGAAGCATTAGCGACAGTTGTTGCATATGTCCTTAAAGTTGGACCTTTAGCGTATCAAGATACTGCTAAGTTTGGACCTGCTGTATTTGAAGAGGATAGAGTCTGGTGCAAGGAAGGTGATTGGATTTGCATTGGTCGATATGCAGGGTCACGCTTTTCATTAGAAGATATGGAAGTTCGTGTTATTAACGATGATGAAGTTATAGCTACGATATTAGATCCAGAAGATATTAAACATATATAAGGAAATAAAACATGTCAGAAAATTTAGCTGAAGAAAAAATTGAAACAACTGAAGAGGAAAAAGATGTTGAAGTTACTTTGGACGAAACTAATCAATCTGCTGTTGATGTTAAGACAGAAGATAAACCTAGTTCTGGACAGTCTGAACAAAAAGCAGAAGACTCCGATGACAAAGAACTACAAGATGTTGGTAAAAGGGCACAAGATAGAATCAAAAAGCTCACAACCAAATACAAAAACGAAGAAAGAGCCAAGCAAGAAGCGGAGAGGAAGGCCCAGGAAGCAGCCTTAGAAAATGAAAAACTCAAAGAACGCTTAAAAAATTTAGATCAAGGCTATATTTCTGAGTATGGTACAAGGCTTGATGCTCAACTTGAACAGGCAAAAAAGAACTATAAAGAGGCTCACGATGCCGGTGATGTTGATAAAATGTTTGATGCACAACAGGCACTTTCAAAAATTTCTATAGAACAAGAACGTCATAGAATAGCGAAAGATAGGCAAGATGCACAAGCAAAACAGATTTCTGATCAACCTCAGAATGAAGCACAACCTCAAGCACAACCTCAAGCAGCACCTGTTGATCCAAAGGCACAAGCTTGGGCAGAAAAGAATGAATGGTTTGGTGAAGATCAAGTGATGACAAGTACAGCTATGGGCATTCACCAAAAATTATCTGAAGAAGGGTTTGACCTTTCTTCTGATGAATACTATGATGAGATTGATCGTCAGTTAAAAGGTTTGTTCCCAGACAAATTTACAACTGAACGAGCAAACGGAGGAAGTGCCAGGGTCGCTCCTGCTGACACTTCCGCTTCACGCAAGAAACAGGGACGCAGAACTGTTAGGTTGACTCCTTCGCAGGTGGCAATCGCTAAAAAACTTAACGTACCTCTTGAAGAGTACGCAAAGTATGTAAAGGAGTAGATTATGACAGATCGAACTAAAAGAGAAGCGAACTCACGGGAAAACGCTACCCGTAGAAAACCCTGGTCACCACCGAGCAGACTTGATGCTCCAAAACCACCAGAGGGATATAGACAGAGATGGATAAGAACCAATCTTAGAGGCGAGGAGGATCAAATGAACGTCCACGCTAAATTAAGAGAAGGTTGGGAACCTGTTCGTGCTGACGAATATTCTGATCAAGACTTTTCCACAATTACGGAAGGTAAATACGCTGGTGTGATTGGTCAAGGAGGCTTGATATTGGCTAGGATACCTGAAGAGACGGCATTGGAAAGAAACGAATATTACCGGGGTCGAACCCGCAACCAAATGACGGCTGTAGATGAAAACTTAATGAAGGAGTCGCATCCTTCTATGCCAATCCAAAAGGAGAGGCAAAGTCGTGTAACATTTGGAGGAAACCGAAAAGGTGAATCCTAATGAAATTTTAATTTTAATTTAGGAGTAATACATTATGGCTAATGTAAGCTTAAAATTCGGCTTAAAACCAATTAATGGTTTTGGCGGTACTACTGCTGATGGAGTAAATCAATACTTTATCGCAAGTGATGCTTCAGCTATATTCCAAGGTTCACCTGTTGTTGTTGAATTAACGGGTGGAACTGTTGCAATAGGCTCAGCAACTGGTGATACAAAACAGTTGTTAGGTGTTTTTGCAGGTTGTGAATATGTTGACGCAACAACAGGAAAACTAAAGTTTTCTAACACATGGCCTGGTTCTGGGTCAGCAAACACTAACCACGATATAAAAGCATTTGTATATGATAACCCTATGCAAAGATATATTGTTGCATCTGATGGAACAAATACCAATAAGGCAACTGCTAGAGCAGATATTTTCAAGACAGTAGAACTTGAAAATGGTGCAGCAGGGAACACTACTAGTGGTATTTCAACTGCTCAGATCGATATATCTACAGCAGAGGATTCAGATCCGTCTAATCCTTTGATGATATTGGGTATCCACGATGATCCTACAAATGCAGATCATTCTGCTGCTGGGGTAAATTATATCGTTAAAATTAACAATCACATCTTCTTCAGTTCTGTTGGAGATTCTGATGCAGCTATTTCTTAAAGGAGATTAATTATGGCGATAAGTAGAGCACAATTATCTAAAGAGCTAGAGCCAGGTCTTAATGCTCTTTTTGGAATGGAGTATGGTAGATATGAAAACCAACACTCTGAAATTTTCACAACAGAGTCATCAGACAGATCATTTGAAGAAGAAGTAATGTTATCTGGCTTTGGTGCTGCACCGACTAAATCGGAAGGTACTGGAGTAGCGTTTGACGATGCAAATGAAGCATATACTGCAAGGTATAACCATGAGACTATTGCTTTAGCATTTAGTATCACAGAAGAAGCTGTAGAAGATAATCTTTATGACAGACTTTCTGCTAGATACACAAAGGCTTTAGCACGTTCAATGGCACACACTAAGCAAGTTAAAGCGGCAGCTGTATTGAACAATGCGTTTGATAGCACTGTAACTGGTGGTGATGGTAAAGAACTCTGTGCAACAGATCACCCATTAACAACTGGAGCGACATTTGCGAATGAACCTTCAACTGCAGCAGACCTTAATGAAACATCTCTTGAAGATGCGTTAATTAAGATTGCAGGTTTTGTTGATGAGAGAGGTCTTATTGTAGCATTAAGAGGTCTTAAATTAATTGTTCCTAGACAATTACAATTTGTTGCGGAAAGAATTATGAACTCAGCATTAAGAGTTGGTACTTCTGACAATGATTTAAATGCCCTTAAAACTACAGGCATGTTACCTCAAGGTTATGTGGTAAATGACTTCTTAACTGATACAGATGCATTCTTCATCTTGACAGATACTCCTCGTGGGTTCTTACATTTTGAGCGTGTAGCTTTATCAACTGGTATGGAAGCAGACTTTGATACTGGAAACATGAGATACAAAGCTCGTGAGAGATATTCTTTTGGATTCTCTGATCCAAGATGTGTATTTGGTTCACCAGGTGCATAACTAAAAATAAATTCTGGGATTTGAAGGGTGGCACTTGCCACCCTTTTTAATTTGTGGTAGGTCTAATATTAGATATATTGTAATAAGCATTCAATATTTCCTCCCAATAGAAAAAACTTTGCCAGGTTGCATTGCAATCTGGCTTTTTTCATTATATAAATAATTAACCGACAATCGCATAATGTGATTGACACTTGCCAAGACGGGAGAATTAACATGGCTAACACAACTTTTTCGGGTCCAGTTCGATCAGAAGGTGGATTCAATGTAATTAATAAGGACGGCACAAGCGGTGCTGTGACAGAAACTGGTTTTTCAGTTAACTCAACTGGACAATTAGTATCTTTAGGAACTCGTAAAATACAATCATTTGCTGGAACATTAGCTAGTACTAATGCAGCATCTACTGCTTACGCAGACGGAGATTGTTTAGTAGAATTAGGAACATTAAATGCAGATGCACCTGATGGACTAGTGACTCCAAGTAAAATTTTTATACACAGAGCTTTAATTGGTATTACAACTGCTGCTGGACAAACATTAGCTGGTAACTTAGCACTTAGTTCTACAAGTGGAACTGCAACAAACGCAGCCGTAAGTGGTACAGAAATAGTAGGTGCAGGTGTAACATCATTTAATGAACAATTAAGTGCTACACAGTCTATCACTGAAATTGATGTTAATTTTAATAATACTGCTGGTAACTACCATATATTTGTTCCAAACGTGACTGCTGCAGTTGCTAACTTGCACTTGTATGCTAGAGCGACAACTACAGTCAATGCTGATATAACTGCTGGAAGATTTACAGTTGAATTAGAATATTCTGTATTTTAGGAGGGCGAAATGGCTGATGCAGTTTCAACCCAAACCATTCTTGATGGTCCAAAATATGCAGTTATAAAACTTACTAATATAAGTGATGGCACTGGAGAAAGTGCCGTCACTAAAGTTGATGTAAGTGGTTTATCAACTGGTACAGATGGAAGTACTTGTACTGGTGTCTCAATACAAAAGATCTGGTGGCAGTGTACTGGTATGAAAGTTAGTATATTATTTGATGCATCTACTGATGCGTTTGCTATTCAGTTAGGTGAGAATCAATCTGGTCATCATGATTATACTTCATTTGGAGGCATTACTAATAATGCTGGATCTGGTGTAACAGGTGATATAAATTTTACAACTGTTGGTCATTCAAGTGGTGACACATATACAATAATTTTATATCTTAGAAAAGAATACTAAAAATGAAGATGTCTCAAACACAAAGACTTGAGATATCTTTGGCAAAGCTTGAAGAAAGAGTGGAGTCTATTCAAGACGATATGAAAGAATTAAAAACGGATGTAACTCAACTTCGTGCCACTGCTGATAAGTGGAGAGGTGGATTTTGGGTTATGATGGCCTTGGGTGGTGTTGTTGGCGTTGTAGCTAACTTTGCAATGAGTTGGTTTAAATGACAATATCACGCTCAAATATTTCAAAACAAATAACTACAGGAGTTAAAAATATGATGAAGAAAAAAGGCTACGCTAATGGTGGAAAAATTAAAACCAAAGGCATGAAAAGAGGTGGTAAAGTAAAAACCAAAGGCATGAAAAAAGGCGGAGCAACTATGACTATTGCTAAGATTAGAGCTGCTGCTAAGAAAAAAGGTTATAAGTTAGTTAAAACTAAGAAGTAATGCCTTATTTACAGAGTAATATTCCTCACTTTAAATGTTGGGTGAGAAGAGAATATACCTGTAATCATCTTAGATACCACGGAGAGTTTTTACACGCTATGGCCATTGCTGTAACAACAATGCCTAATAGATGTTTAAGCTTTCAAGTAATTTTTACTGGTTCAGAAACAGATGATACAGATGACCCCAATGTTCATGGGGGAGCTATGTGGGCGAGAATGCCTATAACTGCTTTGATGGCTGACATTCCTGTAGAGGAGTGGCCAGTCCCTATGGACGTATATAATGCTCAACCTTGGGATTGTCCCTCCCATACACATGCAGTTTACACCTTAGATAGAGCAACACCTTGTCCCTGGTTAGCAAAAATAGGTGGAAGTTTTTATCCAGCAAAGTATTTATTTACAGTGGATTACACTGATAGTGAAATTGCTGATGATCCCGCACAGCACAAACAGAGTCATGTCATGTATCTTATAGATGCAGGTGAATGGACAGGTAATATTGTAGCATTGCCAAACAACCGAGTTCGTGTTACACATCCAGCATGGTTTGAAACAGGTGAAGGTGCTCCAGATTTTTTACCTTCACAGCATATACATTATTCAAAATCTGATTTAGACTATACATTAGATGTAAATAAA